CACTGGGATTCACAACTGCCCACGCCACAACAACGCCGTGAGAACCAGCGGATGCAGGAGACATCGCTGCCGAGTCATGCGGTTTCGTTTCGTCACTCATGCGATGCTCCTGATCCTGCGCGTTCTCCATCACTTCGCCGCGTTCGACCGCTCCCACTCGTCCCTCGGAACCAGAACCCACTCCTTCGTCTCCAACTCGCCAGCCAGCCTTTCCAGTTGGTCGCCAGTGACGTACTGCTCCGTAACGATTGCAACCACGCTGTTCAGTTCCATGCTAAGACGCAACGAACGAACGTACTTGAGCCCCAGCGCGTCAACGATCCTTCCAACTGCGTTGCCTTGTGATGTTGCTATCGCCATTAAGAAATCTCCTATGGAGAACCAGCGGATGCAGCGGACTCGCGATTCCGTCTGCGGGTGTAGTTTCGTCAGCGGTCGCGAGCCGCTGATCCTGCGTGTTCTGCGTCCTACGCCAGCCGATCCAGCAGCGAGCGAAGTGTGGCGGCTGTCTTCGCTGCTTCCGGCACGGATTCGGCGTAGCGGTCGGCAGCGTCTGCAACAGCAGACCGCTCAGCGTCTGTGAGCGTGGCAACGTCGCCGCTGCGGATCACGTTGTCGGTGAACCGCAATCGATGCCGCAGTCGCTCAATCTCGCTCGCCGCCTCGTCCATGATGTCGCTGGCTGGCACCGCTTTGATGTCGTGGCACCACGCTCGTAGCTGTTCCACGATGTCACGCCTTGTCATGGTGCGCCCCTCTCGGCGTATTTGCTCCTCGCCGCCACGCAGCGGCCTTGCTGCGGGCGCACTCCGCTGGCTCACTGCGTCGCTCAAGATAGTGCCGCTCGCGCACCACCTTGGCTCGCTCCTCAACCCACGGCGACAGTGCCAGCCCTGCCAGCGACGCTGCGTCATCCTCTGGCGTCGGGGCCGGTGCGTCGCAGTGCGACGGGTGGAGACGCTTCGGCAGCTTGTACCGCTGAGCCCACTTGCTGATCGTGCTGTTGGTGACGCCAAACCGCTCAGCCATCTCGGGGATCGTGGCACCTGCTGCCCACAGTTGGAACAGCAGGGCCACGTCCGCACGGCGGTGAGTTTTGGCAACTTCGCTCGCCCTCATGCGTCCTCCGCCAATGGCATGATCACGCCACGGTACTCGCCGCAGACGAGCGTGACGGCACCGCCAGGCCCAGTGGTGTGCACGAGCACGTTGGGCTCTTCGTCAGCCGGCAAGCCCGTCAGGTAGTCCCTGACGAAGTGCGGGTCCATCTTCACGCGGCACGCCGTCCCGGACTCGACGAGCTCGCACCGCACCTTGCTCTCGCCGTACTCGCTCGACTTCGCCGACAGCGTCAGCGACGAGCCGAAGTCGTACAGCACGCCCTTGCTCTGCTCGCTGGCCACGACGGCCGCCGCCCTGGTCGCCGCCAGCAGCTCGCCACGATCGACGGCGTGCGGCTCATTGGCGGGCTCAGGGAACACGTCACGCCACTTTGGAAAGCGGCCGTCCACGAGCCGGGCCGTCAGCACGCCACCGTCAAAACTGAAGACCACGTCGCTGGCCGTCGCCTCAATCTGCACGCTGCCTTCGCTCCGCTCACTCAGCGTTGCTGCGAAGAGAGCGGCCACCACGGGCACGAGCGTAAGTGAACTGTCTGTGTCCTGGTCGTTTGACGTAGCAACAGCAGACAGCCGCCTCCCGTCCGTGCCAACAAACGTCGGATCCTCTCCACGCACAACCTCGATTAGCACTGCGCCCAGTGCGTACCTGCTCGACTCGCGGTCACAGGCGTATGCCACGGATCGCACGGCACGCACGAACTGATCCGCCGGCAGCCGGCAGACCGGCTTGGCGTCCGTAGACTCCCACGTCGGGAACTCAGCAACGTCTTCGCACGGCAGCGTCCACGAGCCACGCCCGCACTTCACCTTGACGCTGGCGCCGCTCGGCGTGAGCGTCACCGTGTCATCGTGCTTGCACGCCCGCAGAATCGCCAGCAGCCGATCCGCCGGCAGCAGAAACGGCTCGCAGTGCTCGCCAATCTCGCGGTCAATGCGGATCTCCAGATTGGTGCCCGTGATGAGCCCGGCGCCGATGCGGACGTTGCCGAGAATCGGCTTCGGCCCACGGCTGCTCACCACCCTCGTCACGTCCATCATCGCCGCCAGCAGTTCGCCGGCAGCCATGCTCAAGCCCGTCCGCTCCTTCGTTGCCACATTCATCGTTGCGTCTCCTTACGCTTCATCGTCGCGCCGACGAGGAGGCCGAGCCCAAACGTAAGGGCCAGCAGAATCTCCCCGGCAGCCACCATCACCAAGTCTCGAATGCTCATAGTGCAGCCCCCGGATCGTCATCGTCGGGCTCGAGCAGCGGCCACGTCTTCGGTGACAAAGCCGCCTCAAACTGCTCGAACCAGCACGCCTGACGCACAAGCCGCTCTCGCAGCTGCTGGCACTCGGCGTCGGCCTTGAGCAACGAGTCGCACGCCTCCAGCAGCACCGTGGCCTGCATCGTGAGCCGAGCCCGGCTGACACGGCCGGTGTCATCGGCTGCGGCAACGGTGGTTGTCGCCTCGGCCAGGCCACGCAGGTACTCGACGATTTCGTGCGTAGTCATGCGATCACCTCAATGTTACGGCTGCGGCCTGGGATGCGACGCACGAAGCCCTTTCGCTCTAACGCTTTCAGGTGCACGGTTACGGCGTGCGGCGAACGAAAGTTGAAGTGCCTTGCAATCTCCCGACTCGTCGGAGAAGCGGCCTGCGTGTTGGCCTTGATGAACTCAAGCACGGCGGCCTGCTTGGATGTCAGATGTGGTGTCTGCGTCTCGGTCATGTGCCCTCCTTGGCGGCTGCAAGTTTTCTACGTGTGCGGTCAAACGCTTCGGCTACGTCGCCGGTAAATGCTCGTGGCGGTGCAGGTGCGTCCGCGAAGTCACGGCCAGATTGCTTGCCGGGCGCATCGTCAAACGAGCCAGCCAGAACCTTGTCCACGAAGCCGGGCGAGAACAGCTGCAGCATCGTGGCCGGCGTCTTGAAGAACCGGCACTTTGGCAGACGCTCAATGGCAGCCAGGGCATCGCGGCACCAGTCTGGATCGTCCGCCAGGTGGGCGTTCTGCTTTGGCGGGCGTTCCAGTTTCCATGGCTTTAGCCCACTGGCTTCCCATGCTTTCTGGATTTCCTGCCAAGTCACTCGCGTGGATGAGGATGAATTTCTCTTCTCTTCTCCTCTTAATTCTGGGGCGCACGAGCGCCCAGGGTCCGACGCATCAGCGCCCTCACCCTGGGCGCATGAGCGCCGCACCTCCCTGTCCTTGGCATGACGGACGGCAGCCTGCACCCGAGCCTTGGCCGAAGAAGAGAACCGACGCTCCCATCCTGGGATCGCCACAGTTCCCGTAGCCTCGTCCACATCGAGCCAGCCGACACGCTGGACGCCCGCCCAGAACGTGTCACTGCCACCAATCAGCCGGGCAAGACGCCGCACTGTCATGCGGGCCGTGCCATCCTCAGAGTTCATTGCGGCCCACAGCCACAGTTGCACAACGCGGCCAATCACCGCGTCTTGCGGCTCGCCTGTCTCGTCCACGAGCTCAAGCACTTCGGGCTTCGTGGCGAGGTTGCAGTCAATGGGAATCCATTCACCGGCCATGCACAGTCTCCTTACTTGACCGATACGGAGTTGGCTTCGGCCGCTAGGCAGTCGCCGTGGCACCGCTGCGGATAGCAGTGGCACACGAGAACCTTTCCGGTGAGCTCGCCGGCGTCTATGCGTTCCGTAATGGAAGGCTTTCGGACGATGTAGTGCCTCTCGTACGAGTCGCACACGGCGTCCCTGTCGCCGTCTTCTTCAAGAATGAACGGGTTTCCGTAACGGGTGCCCCGGTCAATCCTGACGGCAAGCCCTTGACGCTCAGCCCAGCAAATGAGGTTCTTGTCGGCCGCTGCGTTGGCTACTACGGTGATTCCGTCCTTCACCTGGGCCTGTCGGTCGCGCTCGTCTTGCCGCCAATCGTCTGTCGGCTTCTTCGCCACCTCACGCTTGGCATCCTGTAGCGTGATCTTTCCAGCCTTCAGTCGCTCAAACACCTCTGGAGCTTCGGTCTTTACCTTCTTGGCGTCGGAGACGTAGCGGTCATTTACGCCGACTGACTTGGCAGCTTCCTCGCGGGCCTTTGCCTTTTCAATAGGTGGAAGTTTTTCCACCTTCTGAGCCTGTGGCTGGTTGCGCTTCGCCTGCTCTGCCTGCCTGCGCTTTGCGTCAGCCGCGAAGTGCGGCTCGAGCTCGGCGGCCACGGCCGCGAGCGAGCCCTTGTTCATGTGCCGACGCCGATCATTCAGCGACACGGCGAACGCGGTAGGCTCGTCGCCTGTGTATTCCTTGGTCTTCGGTTCGACGCCTGCGATCTTGCAGGCGGCCCACCGATTGCGGCCGTCAAGAATCTTGCCCTCGTACAGCCACACTGGCACCAGCTGGCCATTCTTCTGAATGTCTTCCGCTAGTTCGTGGAGTTTGGCCTCGTCCATCATTGGCCATACGTCAGCAATAGGATGATTCTTCATCTGCGGTGAATCCTTTCATGACAGGGTCGGCAAACAAGCAGGTAGTCAGAGTCCTCGTACTCCCAAGGCTCCAGATCGGCGTCGTATCTCAAGTGGTGAACAACAGTTGCTGCCCCGTTGAGGCGACACGCCTCGCACGCAGTTCCTCGAGCGGCAAATAAGGCCAGCCGCCTGGCTTGCCATCGGCGATCGAGCAGCCTTCGAGCGTAGGTTGCGCGGTCGTTTTTTTTAGACGGTGGACGTGAACTACTACCCAAGTCGTGCGGTGCTGGCTCGTATTTCCAACCAACAGCCACTTGGTGTAGTCGATGTCCTCGATGCGCATGTTGGCCCACAACTGAGATGCTTTTGACGGCTCATTTCTCAACCATTCGTATGCGCCGTGCTCGCACAGTTGATGCTCGTGTTTCTTGCCAGCCTCGCTCCTCCACCAGATGTACGGCTTCTGCGGAGTCTCGCACTGGGCCATTACCCAATCTGGAGACTCCTTGAAGTCTCTGACTTCCATGCCGTATCCGATTCCAGTAGCAGACTGTCGAATGATCGCAATACTGCGACGCATGCGATTCAAATAATCGATTGGATCCTCGTTACCGCAACTCAAAGCGCAGGCGTCAAGAATCAGACGCTTCTCGCTTGATGACTCAACCTTGCCAACAACGTCAACTTCGTCGAGCCTCAGACTCTCCTCCCTGCTGTCCTTACTTGTGAAGTGTGCCGCACACGACACGCGATCCCACACGCTCACTTTCGCCATCATTGGTCCGAAGTCTGCGTAGATCCTGCACAGTCCGTGATCGTCTGCGAGAACGATTGCGCACTGGACAGCGCGTCCGTCCTTGCTCCTGTTTGGAGCACCAACACCCAGCACAACACCTGTGATCACGTCGCTCTTCATGATTTCCTCCAAATCACCGCCATCCGTCCGCTGCTCGTCCGCCTGGTCCCGTCCTGCACGACGAGCCCTCGCCGTGCCAACTCGATCCGCCGTGGCCGCTCGGTGCTCGGATTCATGCCAAGCCCCGTGGCAATCTCCTCGTCAGTGCTCGGCCCGTGCTCTTCGAGGTACGCCAGCACGCGCCGCTGCATGGCGTTGAGCGTGTTGCCGTCGAGCGAGTCGGCCGCAGCGGCAGACGTGATCGAGCCGTGGACGCTGGGGGCACGGGCCGCGAACAGCGGCAGATCAGCCATCCCGCGGCCGATGTCGATGGCGGGGTTGAAGTCGGTCATCGACGCCTCCTCGCGCGAATCCAGAACACGCCGGAATAGTCCTTTGGCTGAGACTCTTGCTGGCGACTCTCCCGCTTTCGCCGCCACGCATCAGTGCGCGCGCTGCAGTCGCCTCGCCTGTGCGGTTTGTGCTGCTTTCGCTGCGTGTAGAACGCAATCAGCCACCGCTGTTTCGGGTCTTTCTTGCGGGCCAGTTCAAACATCATTGTGTTTGCTTGTGCCAGCGACCCCTTTGATCCATCTACGTTTATCTCAATCAGTTCGTGGCACTTATGGCACAACGGAGCAAGATGAAGGCGATGCACTCCAAGCAAAGTGGCTGAGTCGTACTTGACGTGATGCACGACCTGCGGCTTGCTGTCGCAGCAAATACATTCGCTGTAGTCAGCAAACACTTGCGACCTAAGTGCACGCCACTCATCGGACTTTAGGTATTGCTTGTAGGTGCGATACCCAAACGAGCGAAGTAGTTCGTTCCTAACGTCGTAGACAAATGCGTGCTTTTCTTTCATCGCCAGACTCCTTTCTGCTTCGCCCATGGCGGGGCTTAGTCGCTGTTCCTTCCTCGTGCCACGTGATCCGGCGGCCTCCAGATCGGATGCACCTTTGAACGCAGTGCGTTGAACTGGCGCACTGCGTCCTCCGCAGCGGCTCGGTTCGCAGCCTCGCTCCGCTTGAGTGCATCGATCGTCGCTGCCATGCCGGGCTGCTCTTCGTGACGCAGCCACTCAATGACATCGTCCACAGTTGGGAACCTCCTCATCGCTTTGGCCTCCTCTTGGCCTTCTTTTGCGTCTTGGCCTCAGCCTTGCGCTTGATCCGCTGCGACTCCTCCAACGCCGCAGCGCATATCCTGCTGCCTTCGTCGCTGACGCCAACCAATGCGGCACCCAGCATCATCAGTCTCATTTCTGTGTCGCTGAGCTTCATGTGGCACGCTCCTTGATTGACTTTAAGACCGACACGTAGTCGCGGAGGTACGGCACCGCTTCTCGAAGCAGGCACATCAACGCACCTGCGCGAGCCTCGTCGTAGCCACGATCCAGCTCTTTACTGGCGAGCGTCAGGACGGCTTCGATGTGCTTGATCTCCATGCTCACGACACGGCCTCCGTGCTGGCGTGCTCGAACTCGGTGCCGGTGTCATCGCCGATCAGCATCTCGACCCGGTGGTGCAGCAGCTGCACGAGCGTGTCGTGCTGGGCCTGCGTAAAGATCCCGTCCGCCAGCCGCTGGACCATGAGCGTCCGCAGCTTCTCGGCACCAGCAATGCTGTCGCACTTGCTCACCGCCAGGCGGGCCTTGCCAACCGGATCGTCGGCGGGCTTGGCGGGCTCCGGCTTGAGCTTGACAACCGTGGGCTCGTCGAACTTCGGCCGCACCACCACGGGCTCGGGCTGCGTCGGGTAGTCCTGCGCCTCCTCGGCAGTCACGAGCCCCTTGAGCACGTCGGGGAAGGCGTCACGCAGGGCGAATCCTCGGGCACGCAGCTGCAGCATCCGCTTGGGGTACTGCGTCCACGGGCCACTCTTGCCCCACAGCCCGGCCTTCTTGGCGTCAGCCACCGAGAACCGTGCCACGGTCGGCGTTTCGTAGCCACGCCGCTTGGCGGTGCAGGTCGCCACCATCTGCTCGCCGTCGCCCTCGATGGACTCGCGGACGTACTCGCAGACCGGGCTGGCCATCGCCACAGCCAAGGCAGCATCACCCCAGATCGCCGGGCGGCCGTTGATGCAGGCGATGTTCTGCAGGCTCTGCATCGGGCTCAGGCCGATCTCGCTGCCGTGCTGGATCGCCAGCAGGCAGCTCTCGGGCTTGCCCTTGAAGTCCTTGGGGGCGAAGTCGCTCTTCGCCACCATCTGGGCGAACGCCATGGCCTCGCCCATCGTCTGCAGTGCCAGCCCCCTGGCCGGCGTCGTGTTGGTGCTGATCTCCGTGCTCATCTCGTGTCCTTTCGTTTTCTGGAAACTGGAAAACCGGCTGGCGTCCTGCTCACCGGCTCGTTGGTGCGTCCTTGCTGCTCGGGCTCCGCCCGCTCCTTCTCCGGTCTGGTTCCACCGAACCGGAGTCCTTTTCCTTTCAGTGCGTAGCGATTGAATCCCTCAAGCGATGCTCCCTCGTGCGAGCCCCCACAATCAGCGGCGATGAAAATAAGCGGGGGGGGGGGGGCCCCGCAACCCCCGTGCCAAAACCCCCGTGATTTTCAGTGCGTCACGTCCTTTGCGGACACAGCGAGCCAGCCGCCGTCGATCTCGATGCTGAGCCGATCGCCGTCGATGTCCCAAATCCGGCCCTGCCACCGCAAGCCGCCGCTGGTGCCGCTGACGAAGTCGCCAATGGCGTACACGCGCGGGCTCGGCGTCTGCTCGGGCAGGCCGCTCACGGCGGCGAGGTACTCGTTTTCGTGCGGGCTGCTGTCGTTCGTGGCAATCATGGGGGGCTCTCCTTCGTGTGGGTGGCGTAATGTACGCCCGTTCAGTCGTTCGTCAAATCGGATTTATGTGCGTGGCGCACGGGGAAAACGTCGATGAGGGGAGTCGAAAGTTTGTATAGGGGTCGGTGGCGGTAGAGGTAGTTCGGCTACTTATAGCGGTAGTTCGGCTAACGTGCAACCAAGCCAGCCACGCTGGCCAGCAGTTCCAGCAGATCGTGCAGGGCTCGAGAGGCTGGCGAGTCGGTGCCAAGCTCTTGGCCGATGCGGATCAACACCAAGGCCGGCAGCAGGTTGTCGAGCGTTCGTCGCATTGCGTGGCCCCCCTTGGCCAGAGAATCCGTTGTGCGCCTGTCAGGCAATCGCGGTAGCGGTCAGGTGGCGATACAGACGCTCATCACGCTGGTACGAGTCGATGCCAGCCCAGTCTGCCCAGTACGACGCCAAGCACTGCAGTGCGGTTGCCTTGGCTTCGTCGCTGTACTCCCGCTGGCAGAAGACGTAGTCGGCACCGCCTGGGCGGCCGTCGTTGGCGTACTCGTAGCAGTCGATCATGCCGTCGAACGTGCCGTTGGTGTACTTGCAAGTGATTTCTGCGACCTGCTTCTGAGTCGGGCCGTTGGTCCAAGTGACGTTGATGGAGCAGCTGTGGCTGCGAACGCTGAACCTAACACCGGGGAAAGCCACCTTGAGATCAGAGCGAATGGCCTTAGCGGCGGCGGTCGTGGTCAGGCGGGGCATGGTCGTTTCCTTGCGTTGCTGGTCGCGGCGAGTCTCATTTGCTCGCCACGCCCATACTGTAGGGTATCGGTAGTTAGGCGTCAACGGCATGAGAAAAGATTTTTTTGGGTAGCGTTTCGCCGGGGAAAACGCTACTTCCGGCGGGCGGCGGCCTTCTTGGGCTTTTTCCGCTTGGCGGCTGGCCGCTTGGCGAGGTGCTTTTTGCCGACTGACCGGGTGCTGAGGTTGTCCTTTGCCTCGCGGGCGGCGGCGGCCGGGATTACCCAGACACGCTGGCCGATGCGACGAGCGCCAGCAATCTTGCCGTCTCGCAGCAGCATCCGCACCCAGCCCTCGCTGCAGCCCATTACGGCCGTGGCTTCAGCCACGGTGAGGTATTCGCCGCCCTCGATGTTGTGCGCCATGCAAACCATGCCCCCAATACTACATGCCTGCGGTAGTTGGTCAAACCAGCGTCCCGCGATCCACTGACGCCGCCGGAATCCGGCAGGTTGCCCTGCCAGACCCGGTCGGCGTACAGTGGTGTACGAGGACTCTAGTGGAGGCGAGGGGAGTCGAGGGGTTGTATAGTAGTCCCGAGGCATGGACAGCCGTTCACCTGCCGGGGATCATCAGCCATGGCCATGACGTTGCGAGATTTGGTTGAGCGTTACGCCCTGTTACGGGGGCTCAAGGGGAAGACCGTCGCCCTGTACGGGATGCTCGTGGACAGGCTCGAGCGGTTCCTTGGGCACGAGCCCACCGTCAAGGATCTCGACGATCTGGTCATTGCCCGCTACCTACGGTGGCGAGCCGAGACACCTGGGTGGCGTGGCAAACTGCCGAGCCCGGCATCGGTTCGCAAAGACAAGGTGATGATTCAGGCCTGCTGGACCTATGCTGCCCGTAAGCGGCTGGCCGCCGAGTTCCCAGAGTTGCCCACCATCAAGGTGCCCAAGAGGCTACCCACCGGCCGAGCCTACACAGCCGAAGACGTTTCCGCCTTGGTGCGGCAGGCTCGGCACCGCAATGGCTACATCGACGGGCTGCCTGCCGCATGGTGGTGGGGCACGCTGATCTACACCATCTACTGCACCGGGGAGCGCTATGAGGCCACCACGTCGCTCAGGTGGGGCGATGTTGACCTAGCCGGCCGTCGGGTCATCTTTCGCGGAGAAACCCGTAAGGGCTCAACCAGGGACATCGAGCGGCAGATAACGCCAGACCTCGCCGCCATGCTGGCCCAGCACCGGCGCGAGGATAGCCAGTTGGTCTGGCCGTGGGACCGGAAAAGCCGCAGCCAGTGGACGAGCCTGAAACTCCTGTGCAAGTCGGCCGGCGTCAAATACAGGGGCTTTCACGGCCTGAGACGCACGGCTGCCTCATATGCCGCCCTCGCCGGTGGACGGGCCGCAGCCACGCAGCTGCTCGATCACAGCGACCCCAACCTGCAGCGTGTCTACGTGGATCCGGTCATTTGCCCGAACGACAGCGACTCGACGGCAGCACTGCCGCCGCTGGACCTGAACGGGCCGGGCAAGCCGAGGTAGCCGAGCAAGCGGGGAGGCGTCGGGGAAAGGAGTACCCGCCGCCTCAACCCGCCGCCCGGCTCACGCATCTACTCGTCTGGCTCGCTCAACGGCGGCCTCGCCCTTAATCCGGCTGAGCTCCTTGAGCAACCGCAGCACGTCCGCTGCCAGCGTGCCAGAGGTGCCGGTGTACGCACCGCTGAACTTGCGGGCACGCATCTCGCACTCAAGCAGGTAGGCGTCGGTGAGCGGCTCAGGCATTACGCCCCTCGTCGAACAGCACGATAGCCAGAAGGCTATATGCAGCGAGATCCAGAAGCGTGTCACGCACACCTTCGTGGACGAGCCGACCGGTGCGGCAGTACGTCTTTAGTCGCTGCACCTTGTCGGCCACTCGCACCAAGCACCCACGCCATGGCTCGATGCCGACGAACTCGGCACCTTGGCGGATGTTGGCGAGCGGGTCGCTCTCGCTCCCGTAGTCCTGCGACTTGCTCAGGTGCAGAGTCCGCAACTCCTCGAGCAACTCAAGAAACGGCAGCGAGCCTGGCCGCTGCTCGTGCGAGATGCCGTCACCACGCAGCCGCTCAATGGCCTCGTCAAGCTCGTCTTGCGTCAGGCCCGCCCGGTGCAGGTGGTGCTCGTGAATGTCCTGCTGATACGAAACCTCTGCCTCATGTCGCTGGGGCAGAGGTTTTGTAACAGGTTGAAACGAATCTGTTTCACTTGGTGACACGTACCACGCCTCGTGCGGCTTGCCGGCGGCCTGGGCCTCGCGGCGGATCTCAACGGCCTGGCGTAGTGCGGCGTTTGCGTCTGCGATTGATGGGCTCATCGGCGTCCTTTCGTTTGGCGTGCAGTAGGCAGGTTTCGCCAATCCAAAACACCGTAGCGGTGCCCCAGAAAAACCCGCGTCCGTGGTGATTGTCCAACACAGGGCAAGTGCAACCGGCCTTAATCGCGGCGTCGCTGCCGGGCGTTGGTTTGCTCATGCCGATCGCACCGTGCCGTCGCCCATGACTCGGTAGTTGTGCACGTCGAACGCCCCACGCTCGTGAACGGTGCACACGGCGAATCCCCAGTTCCAAGCATTTACCCGCGAATACTCAGGCGTGAGATCGCAGAGACAGCCGACAGACCAGTTGGCAGTTTCACGGTGCCGCCAATCGCTCTCGGCGTGATTGCTTGTGCGGTGATGGTGACCGACGAGGCCCGTGCCCTTCATTCGCATCCACACGCCACGAGCGACGTTCACCGGGGCAGCCATGCCACGCGGCAACTCGTGGCCGTGGAACACGGGCAACTGCCCAAGCATGATGGGCCGCTGGTCTTCAACGAGCGTCACGTCGTGCTTGTCTAGATCCAGCCACGCCCCAAGGCTCATGCGTGGATCGTCGCTGATCTCAGCGGCGTGCTGCCACAGCCAGTGCGTCCAACGCTCTTCGTGGTTGCCGAGCTTGTAAGCGATTGGGATGTCGGGAAACTCTTGCCGCACGTAGGCAATGAACGCACGCACCGCCTCAAGCTCGCCCTTGAAGTCTCGCTGCGTCGGATCCTTCATGTAGCGACTGATTGCATAGAAGTCTGCGATGTCTCCGTTGAGCAGCAGAGCCGATAGGTTCTGCTCCTTGAGAAACCCGATGGCAGCGGCCACGGCGATCTCAGAGTGATACGGAACGTGCACGTCGGAGATGATGCCTACCGGCCCCAGCACCTTCATGACGTGCGGCGTCCACGATTCGGCCATGCTCTTAGGCATTGAGATCACTTCGCCAGCCTTACGGCCGGCACGTGGTGCGACGGCCCGAACGTTCTTTCGTGAGTGCTTTCCCTGCACGCCGAACTGCCGAGAGATCCGCAGGTTGGCCTGCTTCAAAGTGATGGCGTTGTTGCACTCTCGCACCAGGCGGCGAGCCAGCGTGCGTGCAGGTGCGTCCGGGTGCAGCCTGCACAGCCGACGGGCCATCTCAGTGATTGCGTCAGCTCCCGCCATCCTGCACCTCCCGGTATCCGAGGCTGTAGAGCACCTTGGCAATGTCTTTGCCCGCCTGCTCCGTGTGCTCCTCGCTGGCCGTTGGGTACAAAGCGTGGAGCAACTCGTGCACGATGATCGTGAGCTTGTGCCGCCCCTTGAGCCCGTTGTGGATCAAGATGCGTGGCCGCTTCGCCTTCTGCGAGAACGTGTAGCCGTACGCCTGGCCCTTAAGATCAGTGAAACGGATCAGCCACCGCTCGTCACCGTTGAGCGTAAAGACGTGATCCTCGGCCACGGGCAGACTCCTTTCGCCAGACTATGGCAGGGGCGTCAACCAATGCCGATCTTGCGGCCTAGTGCGTTCAGCGACTCAGCCCGCTTTGAGCAACCACACGGGCGGCCAATGGCCTTGCTGATTCGCTCTTCGGTAATGCCAATCGCAGACAGCCCAGCCTTGACCATGTCGCCTAGGCCGGGCTTCGCTCGCGGGTACGCCGGGTGCGTCTCGTCCACGGTGATCGTGTCGCCGTCCTCGCTGACGATGCACGCACGCACCTCGTGGAGCGTGTAGCCACGCTCCACGCAACGGGACTCAAACGATGAGCGACGCCCAGTGATCATGGGAACTCGTTGCAGACGGGCGTTGGCGAGTCGTAGTACTCAAGCCACTGAGTGCATGCGACCGGATCGCCGATGCAAAACTCTTCGCCCGGACTAGATTCGGGCTCTAGATTGCCCTGCAATGCCCTGTCGGTGACATCAGAGATAGACGCAGGCTGCTCTTCTGTTGGGCAGTTTATGACCATGACCCGATAGCGGTATCTTGTTTTGACAGCAATGAGCAAAGACCCCGGCTGCCCAGGGCAGTTGTCATAGCAACAGCCGATGCTTAGAGAATCCACTACAAGCGCCCAGTTGCATTGCGAGAGAGCGCCAGGAAATCCGTCCTGCCACGTCACGTCCCCAGGAAGAGGCCCGCCTCGATAATAGATGTTCTGCCCTCGCGACGAAGGGCCAGCGAGTCCATCCCCGCACTCAATGTACTCCTCCCCGAACTCAAAACGATCGGCAGGCCACGAGCAGTCATTGCACGGCGTGCATGAGAATGGAGCGCAGCAACACGCCTGCCCGGTGCCCACAGCACCATTGCGCAAGATCGGGCCGCCGTCCCATGCGATGCTGGTCATGTCGTGGCACAGGTCGTGATCGAGTACCACGTCAGCGTTGAGCACGCCGTGCCAGACGTAGCGGCAGCAGAGTGGCCCAGCAGTTGAATGCTGCCGGCGGAGTAGCCAGGCAGGGCGGTCAAATCAACGCCGGCTATTGATGTGAGGCACGTCTGCGATGTCGGCAAGCCTAGCTGAATCTCGACGACGCTATTTGTGCCGCTAGCCTTGCCGAAGATCACATATCGGGTGGAAGTGGTGTTTGCTGTATCAGCGTGGAGAGACGAATTGCACCAGTTGTAGACGCTAGCTGTGTTAGTCGAGCCGTGGATTGTTACCGTCCTGTATTGGCCGGTTGCCCAGTTTCCTGTAAACGTGGCCAGTTTTAGCGGAGAAGCTAAAGAACTCGCTACTCGCTCAAACCGCAGGCCAGATGAAGAGCGGTCGCCGTCCTCAATAGTCCTCACAACCTTTGCGATTCGCTCGGCAGCAGGCCTAGTGAATACCACTCGCTCGGTAACTTGCGCCTTGCCGTCTGGTCGTTGTGCCATGGCTAGCTCACCTGCACGTCGCAGATGCTGAGCGCCGGAGTAGGCGTCGTGGCCGCGATAGCCATATTGATCGTGCCGCTCAAGAGCACCGCCGTGCTCGAAGTGACGGAAGACGAGTAGGCCGTTGCGGGCGTGTGCGATGACAGATGAACGACGTACCTGTACCGTCGCGGCGTTGCCCCAGCGACGTGCTCCACCGAAGTCGCCGCAAACCCTTGGCCAAAGGTCAGCGTGGCAGTGTGCACGTCGCCGGCTGTGTTTGCAGTTGCGGCCAACGTCGCTGCGGTGAAAACGCCAGTGCTAGGCGTAAACCACCGGAGTGGACGATCGGCGGAATAGAAGGTGGTGCCGTCAGACGTAGCGGCAGAAAACACAGGGTACGCCGTCAGGCTGAGCGTGGCAGTATTGGCCGTGCACAGCGTCAGTGTTACCTGTTTGCTGGTGGCTGCAGTGATGACGATGTTTTGCGTTGGCTGCGACATGGCTTAGAACGGCGGAGTGCCGAAGTAAACGGAAAAGTTCGTTTCTGGGTACACACGCCGCACCAGAATGTCTGGTTCCGAGCCATCCGCCTTTAACCCGCCTGACGTGGTGAGCGGCACCGGAGTGGTGCAGGGCACTTTTTCGCCGCTGTCAGGATCTTTCACGTAAGCACGTTTTTTGACTCCGCCTTCGAGGAAGTTGAAGCCGACATCCGGAAGCAGAAGGTTGTGTCCGCTCTGCCTGTAGATGAGCTCAGCAGTGACTTGCCAGTAGCGAACCTCAGCGTCGTTGACTACCTCGCTCGTCTGCTGGCCACTAATGCCTGTGCAAAACCAAGTGTGTGCGGCACCTCCTAAATACGGCGACGAGTTCACGGTGTTGGTCACTGCAGCAGCCAGGCCAAGCGGGAACTGTGCCCGGTTGCTGGAAATGCTGGCTCGCACTTCTGCTTCGTTTACGGTGAGCCCCTCGAAATAATCCTTGGCGGAGTTCTGCAGTGGTTTGCGGGTGCTGTTTCCGGAGCCGTCGAAATACACAAGAGCCGGAACTTGTGCGCCACCAATCGAGAACGTCCACACGTCTGGGCGGGCGAGGGGGTTGGGCTCGTAGTCTTGCCCGCTCTCGCCCATCGGCTTGGGCAGTTCGTACCGAAATGTGATTTCAACGTGCTGGCGGTCAACTTCGCTGAGTGACGCATCAAGCATCCGCAGAAATGAATACTCAGGATGAGAGTCCCCGATGCGGACGCCCACCGCATTGATTACTTCTTGCGTGCTGGTCGGCTCGTCAACAGTGACAACAACTTTCGTCTCCGCAGTTGGCGACTCGCCAAACCGCTGCGAGAAAGTCCTTGGCAAAACCTCGCGCCATTGGATGACAGCCATAGCTATAGGAACTCCACGACGCCGACTTCGCCATTCCGCTTGATCTGACGCAAGACCTCCAGCTGCTCCTTCTGGGCCTTGTTTGGCTCCGCCGATGCGGCTTGCGATTCCATTCTCTGCCGCAGGCTGTCAGACGCTGTGTCGATGGCTGCGTTGAAGTTCGCTTGAAACTTGTTCAGCACGCTGCCGGCGGCTTCTGCTGCAATCTGCGTCTCGAGCTCGCGGATTCTTGCAAGTTGCTCGGGCGTCAGTTCCGCGCCACGCAGCGACTGAGGCACAACGCCGCCCATGCCGCCTCCTGCCGCTCCCGCAGATGCTCGTGCCTGCTGCTCGCGCAGAGTCTCCAACTCTTTCTCAGCCTCAGAGCGAATATCAATACCAAGGACCGGAGCAAACTTGTTTACGAAAGCCTCAATAAACTGAGCGAGCTTAAAAAAGGCGTTGCCGGCCAGCTTGATGAAATCCAGCAGGCCAGACGCCACCTGCTGAGCGATCTGCTGCGGGCCAGCCTGTTTAATGACGCCAAGAAGCTCCTCGGCGATAGTTGCTATTGGCCCTGCTAACTCGCCAAGGATTGCCCCTGCAATGCCCTTGATCGTCGCGTAGACCTTGCCGAAGGCGTCGTTCATGTTGTCGATTGCCTTGACGGCGTCGGCACTGACAACCTGCCCGAGGGCAATAGCCTCTTCACGCATTTTCTCTAAGGCACCTGGCCCAAGCGTGAAGAGTTCGCCGAGTTGAATGCCGCCTTTGCCGAAGAACTTAACAGCAGTGGCCGCACGCTCGGCAGGATCTGCAATGCGGGAAATCGCATCCACGATTTGTTCAAACTGCTGCTCTGGCGTCTGCTCCTTCAGCTCCGAGAACACAATGCCGAGCTCCTCAAACTTCTTTTGCGCTTTTTCGTCTAGCGTCGCTTTTCCAATGTTGAGGGTGAGCGTCTGTATCTGTTTGGCAAAGCCCTCAACGCTAATGCCGGTGTCGGCTGCTGCTCGAGCGTATGCCTGCAACGCCTCAACCCCGACGCCAGTACGGTTCGCCACGTCGTTGAGCGCATCCAGTTCTTGGCCTACGCTTAACGCAAATGACGCAACGCTCGTGACTGCTCCTGTCACTGCGCCGCTCAGATTGATGAAGGCAGTGGTGGCAGCCTGCAAACCGCCAACCGCAAGCTCGCCAATCTTTAGGTTCTTGAGCGTGCCGAGATCATCGGCAGCCTTTTGGCCAGCGGCGGCCATGGAGTCAAGCCGGCTGTTTACGTCAGCGACAGCCTGCGCCAGCTGGGCAGTATTCGCCGTAATCTGCATCGCCAGGCCGAGTGCGGTGCTCATATCATTTGCCGTCCAAGTCCCGTTTCATTTGCTGCAGTACGTCGAGCATTTGCGTGCGGTGCTGCGGCGGCTTTTCCAATGGGATGAAGTCTGCTGGGGACGGCGATTGACCACGTCGTGTGTGAGGAGCCAAAACCACGCTGGCGAGAAGTCCTGTCTGTGCCCACGAGCTATCAAGCGGCTGAAAATACCGTGCATAGGCAAGCCACTCACTCAGCTCGCGGCTGTCCATCTCTCGCTCAATCTGCCCAACAGTCATCCGCAGATGGCTCGCTAGCATGAAGAGAAATCGACGCGACGGCCTCGCGTTAAAGCTCGCCGGCGAGTTCGACTACGTCCGCCTCCGTGAGTTTGTTGTGCCTCTGTGCCACGTCAAACAGTTCTCCCATGACTGCACCATCTAGCGACGCAACTTCGTTGATCTCGTTGTCTTGCCAGATTCGCACGCCATGCTCGTCGCACAAGGTGCGCACCAAGTAGAACGCTCGGAAGTTCTTAAACTTCTCGACGCCTTTGCTGCGAATGTCGATCCACGCGAGCTCCCAATCATCACGCTCGCCGACACTCAACACGCGGACGAAAACATCTATGTTCCACTCACGCACGTGCACCTTGAGAGGCTTTCGCACGCTGGCCGATTTGATCTGCTCGCGTAGTCCCATGGTCTAGGCATCCAATAGCTTGAACGTCACGGTGAAACGAGCCACGCCGTTCACTTCGTTCGCAACGCTCAACGACTCCCATACTGCATAGGAGGTCAAGTTTTGGCCGCCACCAGATATGGTCAGCTGTTTGCGATTGCCGTACTCATCGGAACTGGTATTGGCTGTCCCCAGCGTGGTGACGCTGACTGAGCCAACCTCATCAGTCCACTTGGTGAGCCGCCCTTTAGGCGGGCCGCCGCCGACCTGCCAATCGAGCCCGACAACCTCAGTGAAGGGCGTGCCGCCCCATGACACTGATACGCCTTGGCTGTACGTCGCCACGGATGTCTCCTGTGGCGATTAAGGCACCTGGAATGCGGCTGAACCACGCACGGCGTCATTCACCGTAAGCGTGATGCTTGAGCTCTTGCACGTTGCGCCGACGTTCAGCGAGACGCCGCCGGCAATCGAAAGCGTGCCGTTTGCGCCCTGGGCGATCGGGCCGCCAGACGTGGCGAGATACTCAATCGTGACTTCCTTGCCAGTGTCGCCGGCAGATCCCTTGAGAGGCCGAGCCAACGTCAGCACGGTCTGCCCAGCAGTTTGGCCAAGGTGCGAAACGTCGATCTGATCGGTTGTTGCATTGTCGGTGATGCTGTACGTGATCGACGTGACAGTGTAGGTCGTGCCTGCAAAAGAGAATGTCGTGCCGCTGGAGTCATGGGGCGTGATGGGCATTTTGCTATTCCTCGCTCCACATTACGTCGTATCGCTGCGTGATCTGATACACGGGCGGTAGATCAGTTCCGGCCAGCGTGACAAAGTCATCCGACTCGTCCTGCAGAGCCGTCTGCCGTACCGTTGTATTTTCGAAAAACCCCCCGTATCCATCCAGAACAGCCCGCACCGCGTCGGCGAGACTTCTGGCCTCTTGATACGTCGTGCCGTACATAACGCATTCCACGCTCACTCGTGGCATTCCGGACGGCTGCCCGAGCGTTTGCTCACGCTCAATGCCAACGCGACGCCACGTAATAAACGGCAGGGCGGCCGAAGCTGGCGCGAGCAAGGGATAGACACGAGTGCCGACGAGGATGGCGACAGCCGGGGCTGCGGCAAGAGCGTTGCTCAGCACTGACTCAGGCGATCGAAGCATCAAATCACCCTCGTGGCCTGACGGGGAACTTGGAAGCCAAGTCCTTCTGCGCAGCAATCAGAGACTTTGTCATTTCAACCTGCAGCGCTGATCGCATCGTGCCTAACGACTCACGGTAGGCCGTCCTTACGGGTGGCTGCCCCTTTTTGCCGCCAACAGGCATTTCCCTGAGACTGAGCCGCTCCCCCGCAGAAGCCTTTTTGAAAAACGCTTTTGGGTACTTAGGGGAAGTGTTCACCCTGACTACGCCAGCAAACTTTCCGCGTCGAGCAACTCGAGCAATCTTGAACGCGCCGAGTGTCTTAAAGCTCGACGCAACTGACGCACCGCTGCGAATGGAAGAGGTTTTTATGAATCGCTCTTTCGTGCCGAACTCAACGAATCCGGCATGAAAAGCACGGTCCTTGCCCCGGCGAACAGATCCGCCACCAGCGGACGCGGAGCGTGCACTTCCAGCAGCCACAAATCCCACCAGTCCTACTGCGTTGCCGCTTTTGTAGGTCTTCACCTTGCTGGTGATACCGCGATACAGGTTCCCTGTTGGGCCGCGAGTGACGTTGCTTTTAAGTGCCGTTAGCCCTGGGGCAAGGCTGCGACGAATAGCAGCGCCCATGTGCTTTCTTGCGAGGCTCGGGCGGAAACTGCGGAATGCGTCCCGCAGTTGCTTCATCTCAGGAAACTCAACCTTGATGTCTATTCCGCCAGCCACTACGCCACCTCTTCGCAGATAGCGACGTGCTCAGTGCGGTTGTCGTACTCAAGCAGGCTGACAATATTTAGAGTGCGAGATCGCCAGACAAGCCGCATGTTTTGCGTCATGCCACTTAGGTAACGCATCCGTACTCGATGCGTGATCGTCACGTCTTGCTGCCCAGCGGCAAGTGCCTCTCGGGACGAAACGCCTTCAACGCTCGCCCATCGCTCGGCAAATGTGCTCCACGACAGCATGATTTCGCCGAGGGCGTTGCGAGTCTCCGCAGCCTGCTGCACCGTTACTCGCTCGCGGAGGCGGCCGGCGTCCATGGCTACACCGAGCCTTCGCCAACGAGCAGAACGTCGTAGTCAACGCTTTGCCCTTCACCCTCAGCGATCAACACCAAGGCGCTGCTCGCCCCAGTTGCCCAACCGGCCGCAGTTGGGTTTGTGTGAACAAACACGCCGCCAGCAGGGATAACCAGATTGAATGGAGAAAGCGTAGGATCGAGCGCCGTCCAGCTGTCCACCGTCACGTTCAGCCGATACAAAGCAGACTTGTTGCGAATATAGATTGCCTTCACGGCAGTCATGGACACCGTGCCGCGGTCATCGCTCAGCGCTTGAATGATTAGCTCGTTGGCAGAGCTTCCGCCCGCAGTCGAAGACGATGTCCACGCCACCTGTGCCTGGTTGGCCCCGGTGCCCTCTGTGAGCGGCAGCGCGTAAGTTGCTGCCGCGACACGCAGTTGGCTCGACAGGTTGCTCGTCGACTTGTCGTGAAACAGAACGTCAACATTGATGCGGCCGTCGATGCTCATTGGTACGATCCCCAGCGTTGAGAGTCCAAGAGCGACTTGACGCCAAACGGCACTTCCTGCGGCACTGCTCCAGTTGTCACAGTGGCCTGCCGGGCACCGTCGTACCAGTGCCCAACAAGCATCAAGATGGCGTGCTTTGTTGCGGCGGGGACACTTGAGCCGCTGGCCCCGTACCCGGCCCACCACGTCACTACGACGGCGTCGTTGTCCTCCATGCTCGCCGGCCAGGTGCCGCCGT